CGTTCACCTCGCCGGTCGGCCTAACAAGAACAGCAGCCCACCCGCCCGGCCCTCCCGGGTTCGGGTAGCAACTGCCATCCACGTAGAGTCTCACCTGTGCTGCTCCACGTTGGGGCAGGTAGCGTGATGGTCGGTGTAGTATGGAACACCGGCGGCCAGGTTGCTCTTCACCTGGTCGAGCGGATGGACGTGGGCCAAGATGGTGGCGGTGGCCTGCCCGCTGAGAGAGATATTGCCCTTCTTCCAGTCGGGTGCAGCGTCGATGATCTGCCACTTGCGAGTATTGGCATTCATCACGAACAGGACGCGTGCCTTGCAACTAGAGCACCGCCGACCCCGTCTGTCCCACAGATCGGCGGCCTTGGCTTCCACATCCTGCTTGCGCTGGTTGATCTCCGCCTGGGTGGGTGGACGCAGGCTCACACCCGCACCTCGATATCGGCCTCGAAGCTGAGGGAGATGCCCCATCGCCTACCCGGCGGCTCACCCGCCAGGTCGAATTCGACTGCCTCGGCTTTGATCAGCCGAACTCGACGCTGACCTGTGTTGCCGAAGTGGAGCGTCCCCTTTTCGAGGTATGTGACCAACCGCTCGGCCGCTTTCGCCTGCAGCTCAACATCCTCTGCAAGCGCACCCTCCCACGGGATCCGCCACTCCAGATCGAGCGGAACCTGGACCTTGCCAACGGTCATGGCCACCGGCCTACCTCCTGAATCCGCCGGGCCATCTTCGCGTAGATCGAGATATCGAACCAGGTGTCCGCCTTTCCTGACCTCTGGTTCTTGTAGTCGCTGATCAGGCGGGACACCTTGCCGAGCGTGTAGAACCACACGCCTAGTTCCTGCTTCACAGCATCCGGAGCGGAGTGCATGCCGATAAGCTCGGCCTGCGCATCACCCATCACCTGCAGGTCCGCCGACCCCTGCCCCCCGCCGCCATACTCGAGCATCTTCGGCACTGTGGCCACGAAGTCCTCGAACGAGGTGTGCATCCACCATTCGAAAAGCTCGCTGGCCTGCGCGTCCTCCGGCAGCGTGAACAGGATCGTGTTGTCGACTGCTCGCCTCTTCGGCAGACGGCTCATATCGGATGTGCTCATGCGCCGCTACTGCCGTAGCCGTTGGTGCCACGTGCAGAGTCGGGTAGCGTGGCTACCTCGATGAACCGCACCGGCTTGACCTCCTGCACGATCAGCTGGCAGATCGACTCGCCTGCTTTGATCAGCCGGTTCCTCGGTCTGAACACACCAGCGTCATTCTCCTCTTTGTGAATCCAGAGGGGGAACACACGGCCCATCTGCTCGCCGCGGTAACCGGCGTCGATGGTCCCTTCCATCACCAAGTACCCCTTGGTGACGGCGGAGGAGCGACCGACGATCCTGCCGTAGAAACCATCCGGCAGGGCGACGGCGATACCCGTGCGTACCCAGGTCAGAATCGGCGTGCACGGAACGATGGTGTCCTCGAGAGCGAACAGATCCCAGCCCGCATCATTGCCGTAAGCGTTCCGCGGCTCGATCGCGCGCTCGTCGACCTTTGTGAACTGGACGTCGATCACGACCTCCTCCCAACGATCAGGAGGAGGCCAACCACGACGAAGCTCGCCCAGCAAACGACACTGACCAGGCCGATGGCGGACAGCACCGAGTGCCCGGCGCAAGCGGTCATACCTCGGTCTCCATCGTCTCGAAACTGGTCTGCGCCTCGAGGCTATCCACCGGCTCGAAGCTGGCGTACGCCTCGAGGCTGGTCGGCCAGTCCATCGTGTCCTGCTCCGGCTCCGGCTCGCCCAGGAACACGCCCTTGGGACGCCGGTAGAGGCCCGGATTCCCGACCAGCGTGTCCGGGCCGGTGCCCAACATCGTGATCGGCGTATCGACCTGTGTCTCGAGGTCCTCGATGTACTCGCGGAGGTACGGCGGCAGATTGATCCACTCGGTGCAGCCCTCGGCGTCTCCGCTGAGGTAGTCGACGAATGTAAGCGCCATCTCGGTGGGCCTGTTGAGCATCACCGCCCGACGGACGAGGGCATGGTTCCAGTAGCCGACACGACGCACCTTCTTGGTAACGGTGGTGCGTTCCTCCGGCTGGCCGATCGCCTCCCAGGTGGTCTCGCCGGGGAGAGGCCCGCTGTTCCCGGCCACGCGGATCGGGAAGGTCCTGGCGACGAGGATCACGTCGGTGATCAGCTGAGGAGCAAGGCCCGCATCGACGGCCAACTGCGCTGCATTGGTGTCGCTGCTCGTGACGTACGGCCACGGGCCATGCACCAGAGACAGCCCGGAACCCTGCGTCCCCTCGAGCAGGATCGACGCCCCCTGGTCGTAGTGGTGGTTCAGATCGCGGGCCACATCCCCCACCTTGATACCCGCCTCGGCCAGGCGCTGCCTGTGCTCCGGAGCGCCCACCTGGTCGATCAGCGACCAGGCAGGGCCAGATCCACTCATGTTGAACGTGCCCCGAGCGATCTTGGCCATCCGTGCCGGGCCAACGCCCTCGCCGGTGGAACCGATCATCACATGGGCGTTGCCGTGCACCCCGCCCTCGTGCTGATGGTGCCGAACCGGGTCGATCACCATCGCCTTGTCGTCGATCACCAGACGATCACTGACGTGGAGACCGAGATCGTCCAGGATCTTGACCTCTTCGAGCAGCAGGTCGAGATCGATGAGGCCGCCGGGGCCGACGTACAAGAGCGCGGTCGGGTTGGCCGCCCCGCACGGCACCGACCGGGCTACGACCTTGACGCGGCCCCGTCCTGCCTGCTCGTCCGCGATCCCCTCTGAGATCACATCGTCAGGAGCGCCCGCTGCGAATGCCTCATTCAGAGGACGCAGGTCGTCGATGTAGTAGGTGTGCCCGGCGTTCGGTGCTCCGGTGCGGACGTGGACGCCGTACTGGTGGGCGATCTTCTCAGCGATCAGCCCCTTGCCCTCGGAGCCGAACTGCGCACCGACAAGCGCCGTAACTCTCTGCTGGTCCATTTCCCGTGTACCCTTCTACTCGCTGGCTGGCATGGCGCGGAGGATTTCCAACCCTTCCCGCAACACCATGCCCTTGTTGACGTTCCTGTTGCCGCCGTGCGCGGCCTCCACCTCGGAAACCTTCCCCGCCTGTCTGCGGCGGAGCACCTCTTCCTCGAGCCACGCGTCCTGCTCTTCACTGAGCCACACTTTCAGCTCCTTTGTGAATGCTGGCGGGCGAGCACCGGGCGTCCCATTCTCCAACGTAACCTCCTGAGGGTAACTGGCGTGGGCAGGCTGCGAGTGTACCACACGCAGCATCTACTTGTAAAGCCTGGCCTGTCGCAGCAGCCTTAGCACCGACTCGAGGTGCTCTTGTGCTGTGATTCCGGCGGCGAACTCGCACCTGGCGATGGCCGCCGCGATCCTGTCTCGCGCCATGCCCTGCGAAGCTCCCGCTCGAGCTTTCGCAACGAGAGCCTCCCCGATGACCACTGCTGTGTCCAGCCCATCGACCGAGTCCGCTTGCGTTTCGGCACCTGCCGATTTGTTCTTCCGCTTTTGGGCATGGAGATGTTCCCCTTCCCTGAGGTCGGCTAGCTCTTGGTCGAAGATCGTTTGCACGAATGCTCCTCGTCCGGTGGGATCACTCCGCTACAGTCCGGGCAGAGCGAACCAACATCGTGCTTGTCGTAGCGGTGAGCGTCGAGCTTCTTAGCCGGGACCGGCTCCTCACAGTCCGGGCAAGGCACAAGATCTCGCCTCGAGCGAGGCCCAGCAAGCTCGCCCCACCTGTTGGCCAAGGCACGATCTGTCAAGGACGCGCCAGGGTACTTCATCGGCCAGCGGCTAGCCCGAGCCTTGATCTCGTCCGGTGTGGCCCCCGCCGCGAGCAGCTCGTTCACTGACTTGCCGAATCTGCTCTTCTCGCCGGTGGTAGACGGCTCGATTCCGGTCGCCTCGACGAGCGCATCCCACAGATCGTCGCGGGCCGTCCTGGCACGAACTGCCTGCCTTGGAGCGTCCGAAGGACGCTCCTTCTGCTTAGAAGAATCTACTTCCGCTGGATCATCCGTGATCCCACCGTACCGCGGATCACCGGTGATCCCTTGTGGGGCTGCTACGGGATCAGGGGTGATCCCCCGTGGGACGTGCAGAGAGTAGCTGTTCGTCGACCGCAGGCCGCCCTCCTTGCGCCTGGGCTGGACCTTAAGGATGCCCACCTCGACAAGCTCAGCTACAGCACGCTTCACAGTGGGTACTGACGTGTTGCACATCTTCGCCAGCCTGGTTTGGCTGGGGAAAGGAGCGGCCCCGTCGGGACGACGATGGAGCTGGATGGCCATGCACACTCGGAACGCCTGAGCAGAGATCTTGGCGGTCACAAGCTCCCAAGGCGCTTGTGCCCAGGGCTTGCCGGTAAGCTCGTCGCTCACTCGCCGGTCTCCACCGGCTCGAGGCCCGGCACTGTCAGAGCTGCATAGACAGCGAAATGCAATGCCCTGTACTTCCAGGAGCGTTCCCCCACCAGAGCTAGGCCCACGCCCTCGCGCATCGACTTGGCATCTTCCGGCCATGCGTCAGCGTACTTGTCGACCAGCTGTATCAGCATCTCGTCGAGGGTGCCCTCCTCGCCGGTCGGGACAGTTACGGTGATGCGGTCACGGGTACGGCCGGTCGCGTCGTCCTTCTTCGCTTTCGGCACTGATCGATGGCAGGCCGGGCACTCATGCCCTGGGGAAAGCTCGTGCTCGTGCACCTCTCCCGTGTCATCGACTAGTCGCACGACACTAGACCCGTTACTGGGTTCCACTCTGCTCCTTTCAGCGGTCCAACACGACGGAACAAGCGCCCCGATTTGGGATGCTCATAGAACTCACTGGGATCGGCTGTTGCGTCGGGTGGCCTCGCGGCCCACCACACCCACCCGGTGCCCTCCTCGTAGCGAATCCAAGCTCTGTGCTCGGTGATGTTGCAGTGGCAGCGCGAACAGACGCGCACCTCGTTACAGATCACTAGCCCGTCGATAGAGACCCACCGCTTCGGCCCCGCGGTCTCTGACCGGCGCACCACGTGATGCGTCTCTGACCCGTACTGATCACAGTCGGGATTTGCGCACCAATGGGCGTTCTCCTCGTCCGGCCAACAATCTTGCGGCGGGACGGTCACACGGACTGGCTCTATGGGCAAAAGCGTCAACCGATTTTCTCCTCTTGCTGGTGCCGCCGGTAGCGGTAGCTTCGGTCTCCGCCAGGAGACTTCTTCCGCTCAAGCTCCTTCTTGCAGCCCTCGCAGGCCCGGTACTCAGTATCGAGTTCCCGGGCCTGCTCAGGTGTGCGAACGTACTCCCGCCTGAGGTATCCGTATTTGGAGGGGATCTTGGCACCCGGACAGTTGTTCCGGGTGTGCATGATCTTAAGCTCCGTGTCGATCCAGAGTTCAAACGGGAGCGCCATTTTATCGACCGGTTAGAAGGGAATGTCGTCGTCGGCCTGCAGGCCACCAGACCCGCCGACACCGGCGTCCTCCGTCGGAGGCCCACCCGCGTAGGTGTCCACATCGACCTTCCCGTGCACCCTGTTGATGTAGACGTTCGTGTAGTCGCGGGCCTCGCCGGGCTTGGTCACGACGCCGATATCGCAGAGCAGACCGATGGCCGCCTCCGAAATGCACCACGCCTCGACCCCGGACAGCGGGCCTTCGTAGTCCAGCATGTTCAGGTCCTGCTTGACGTACCCCTCGCGGCCCGGCTCCGGCGGCAGGTTGTGCCACTTGCGAATCGACGCGGGCTTGCCGGTGTTCGCATCGACCCCGCGGAACCCGAGCACCAACTGCCAGCCGAATTGGCCGTTCTCGACACGGCACAGCGTCAACGCGGCCTGGTGCTTGCCGTCGCTGAACAGCGGCGGCCCTGACGCGGCCTCCGCCTCGAGGTACGCCTCCTCGGCCTCGGCCATCTCTTCTGCGAATCCCATAACTCTAGGTCTCCTTCCCGTTAGGCTCTCCGTACCAGGCGGTACGGAGAATGTCGTAACCACTGGCCCCGATCGGCCAGGGGATTGCAGCCGGGAGCCGCGGCTGCTGGCCACGCTCCTTGGCCTCATGGAACCTGTCACCCTTCGTGTGGATGACCCGACCCTGCCCGGCATCGTCCCAATCGATGAAGAGCACGAGATCCGCCATGTTGACGCAGGCGTCGCGCACTCCGCCGGTCAGCGTCGGAATGTTGCGGTCGTAGACCTGGTTGCGGGTCTTGATCTCCACCTGCTTCGCATGTGACACCAGGATCAGCCCGCCCGGCAAGGCGGCGAGCTTGGCGAGAGCGGTGTGGAACGTCTCCCGTACCAGCGTCCATCCCTTGCCCCAGTCGGCGTCCGACTCGTGCGCAACACCCAGCTGGCCGCGTACCCACGCTGCGCAGAACGTGCCCAGCAGGTCGGCGGTGTCGACGACGCAACCGGCGTACATCGGCTCCGGCTTGGCCATCTCGGCCGCGTATGCGGCTGCCCACTCGCGGAAGTTGGTCCAGTCGGTGACTGCACCGCGGTACACCTCGAGGTCGGACAGCTCACCGGCGCAGTCGAAGAAGAACACTTCCCCGAACTCGCTGGCAAGGGTTGACTTGCCGATCCCGGCTTCCCCATAGAGCACGATGGTTTTCTGCTCGAGGATGCCGGACAGGCTGGTCTTCGCCGTGGGCAAGGTCGGGAGAACCCTCCCCTGACCCGGAGCGGCCTCCGGCGCAGGCGGAGCGGCACCGTCCCCGCCGGTGTCCGCCTCTGGCGCTCCGTCCTTCGGAAGAACCTCGTCGATGGTGGCGGATCCGCCCCGTCTACGCTGCTGCGTGGGCGTACTCGGTGTTGGTGGCACCGTCGCTCCCTCCGTCTGATGCTGCACTCAGCTCCGGGTTATCCGGAACCACAACGTACCGATCTCGTGCTCCCTCCTGCATCGTGCACAGGGGGATGAACTCACAGCCGCCGTACTCCCAGCACCGGCTGCTGTTCTTGGGGAAAGCCGCCGCGCCTTCGCTGGCCACCAGCGCACGAGCGCTGATGATCATCTGCCCAACGACCCACCGCTCGCTCTCGTACTCGGCCAGGTGGTCGGCCGGGAAATAGAGCACCTGCTCGTCGAAGTAATGCTCCGGCCGGACGTTGTACACGTCGTCGGCCAGGCGCTCTTCGAACTCGTCCAACGTCTCCGCCGGTACTGACTTGGCCTTGGACGGATTGCCTCCCGGGGTCAGAAGCGGAGCCTCCTTCCCCTTCTTCGGATTGATCTGAGGATAGAGCGTGTGACGGTAGGCGACCTCCGCCGACCAGCCCTTAGTCACCAGGGCCATCACGTACTCGGTGGCCTGGGCATCCAGAGGCAAGCGATCGATCATCGCCTTCTGGATCTGACCGACGAACTTGTCCTCGATCACCCGGCCACGACGCGGCCCGACGATTTCGATACCGTCGATCTTCCCGCCGAGCTTGAACGTCTTACTGTAGCCGCCGGTGGCCGGATGACGGTACGGCAGCGTGAACTCGACCTCTCGCCGAGCCTTAAGCCCGTAGCGCTCGAGGTAGCCGCGCACCATCACCCGAACCTTGCGCCTCTCGATCTCCACCTCGTCGACCTCCTCCTGCGAGTTGAGACCGTTGAAGATCTCGACGTAGCTCTCGTCGATGGAGGCCATGGCGCAAGCGTGCGGATAGAACAAGCCGTGCTCTTCGATCTGCTCCGGGGTCGCGTCGCGCGCCGCCTGCAGCGCATCCCCGAAGATAGTGCCCCTGCGCCGCCCCGTCTTCTGCACCCGTAGAGCTAGGTTCAGCTCGTGCCGGTTGTAGAAGTAGCGCGGGCAGTTCAAGAAGTCCCGCCGCTTCGAGTGTGTAAGGATCTCAGCCACGACGGGACTCCTTTGTGTTCAGGGTTTGCACTCCCAGGGGGACCAGTCTTTGCCGGTCGCCACGAAGTACCGCCATGCCGCTCGAGCTTGCGCTCTCGCGTTGTTCCCGTGGCCGTAGATCGCGCGTTCCCGCTCCCCCATCTGGAAGATGCCTAGATACTGACCGTTGTGCGAACCGTGCCAGTAAGTCCCGCCGGTCTCGCACCCTGACACGCTCACAGCTTGCGAGCCGTACGGGCCGAAGACCTGCCGGATGATCGACTTGACGCCGGGGATGCCCCGGTCGCCGGGTGTTGCACTCGCTCCCGTTGGTATAGCCATAGCAGCAATCACGGCTGCTGTTGCGGCTACCCTCACGGATACCCCCTTGCTCGATTGCACCACGCCGGTGGCTCACCGGTATCCACTCCGATGAGTATGCCACCAGTCGGAAATCCGCTGCCTAAGACTATGGTCTGTGACAGGGACCTCGTGTTCGCCGGTGTAGTCGTACTGTACGACCGCCCGGCCCTTGACCCCGCGTATCCCCCAGATCGCCATGACTGAGACCGATCCAGGCGCGAGGTCAAGCTCGCCAAGCCGCACTAGCAGCTTGTAAATCCGGTCTTGTTTCTTGCTGATCTTCTCCCCGTGCTTGTAATGCTTGAAGAAGATCAGGTGGTCGTTCTGCTCAAGAACGTACAGCTTGGTCGGCATCACTCCCGGAGGGAACAAGCCGATGAAGTCGTCAAGGTCTCGAACGACCGGCGGCAGCTGGCTAAGCTGCTGTTGTTGAGAGGCCACTCTTGTGTTCCTCTTTCCTATGGGTTGTGCGCTCCGCGATGGAGTCGCCCTTGCCACAATCGCATGGAGTGGCCAACGCCTTCTCCATTCGCGAATGCCCATCCTGCCCGCGGGTGGCGAGCAGATTTGCAACCCTCGCACAGTTGACGGGATCGCCGTGTGCCCGGCTCTTGTGCAGGGTCAGCATCATGCTGATATCCCAGGCAGGAACGCCCTTCTCGTAATCGACCAAGAGGCTGCTGGCCTCCTTCACTCTGCTGGGGTTGAAAGGTGAGGGGGGCCGGGTCGTGTCTCCTGTCATGAGACTCGTTCCCCGGCCCAACGGGACAGCCCAGCAGAACTGTCCCTCCCTCGTGGAGCACGCCACGCAGACACCAGTACAGCACACAGCATGTTCATCCGTCAAGCTCGGCCGAGCCGGTCGAGCTTCATGAGAACTGACCTGGTCTTCTCGTCTCTGACCACGATCCGTTCCCCATCGACCTGCCAGAGGCGACCCCGCATGAACCGGCGCTGATAGTCGCTGTTAGCCCTGGTGCAATCTGGGCACCGGCAACCCTTCACATAGCTCGAGCGCGTGCCCAGGGCCAAGCTCGGCCGGTGGCTTGGGTTGGTCACCCCTTGCCCTCTCGGACGCACCGCGGGCACAGGTCACGGCCGCCCGGCAGGTTGACCTTCCAGCCGAGCCACTTGGCGTTGGCGCGTGCCTCTTTGCTGGTGTGGCTCGTGGCCTGATCTGCCCACGTAAGGCAGCCCTCGCCGTCACACCAGACGTCAACGTACTTCCGGACACTCACCGCGGCCACCGTGGAATGCCAGACCGGCCCCACGCTCTGCCTACCGCCTTGCGTACCACGCGCTTCCCCGTAGCCCGCGGGCCACGCCGGACGGCACGCAGATCGGCGCTGATCCTAGCCGCCTTGAATAGAGCACTGGTCAGTCCCATCTCTCGTCCTCCTGTGCTAGCTGGCGAGCGTGGTCCGCCATCTCGGCGACACAACCCGCCAGAATACAGAACACCAACCCGACGATTACAGTGGCCAGGACAGCCGCGCCGGTCGAAGTTGCAACGATCACAGTGCCGCCTCCTTGATCTGTTCGATAGCCTGGTCGAGCAGACCGAGAGACCACTCCTTGGCCGCCCGGCCAAACAGCACAGAATCCAGCGTCTTCTTGGCGCTGCTCAGGTCTGACCACGTCTCCCCTGCGTCATGCGCGCCGATCTCCCAGGCCACACCGGCCACGAACCCGCGCGCCTCCTCGAACGAGAACCCGTGCTCGCAGAGCACGGCCAGGGTCACGCCCAGGCGCGGCCGGAGCACAGCCGCGCGGATGACCTCGGTGCTCGTCGGGTGACCTCTATGCCCATACGGCTCGCTCATTGGTGTACCTCCACGAGCTGGCTGGGTGTCCAGAGACGATTGTGCCGATCCTCGAGGGTGACACGCACGAACCGCTGGTCCACGGTGGGATCGAGATAAATCTCGACCTCGACAACACGCCGGGCCTGCGCCTCGAAGCCGAACACCCCGTGCCCGTGCCCGTCGTGCCAGTCGATGATCTCCATGCCCGCGTGGAGGTCGGCAGCTGCAACCCACTTCGTGTTTGAGAGGTCAGCCGGTCTCATGCCATGTTCTCCAGGGGGCGATGGATCCCATCCGGGCCAGCCTCGAGCGTGGCGTGGTATCCGCGGAGAACGCCCTTGTTCCACACCGAACCATGCGAACCACGCGGGATGTGGCGCACCCGCCCCTCTTTCTGCCAGCCCTGCTCCAATGGAGAGATCCCAGCTAGAGCCAGGCGGTTCCCGACCTCGTACCCATCGGCGAAATGCCGCGCGTAAACGCCATCGCCGACATACAAGCTGGAAGCGTGGTTGCGCAGGCGGCTCAGACGAGCAGATTCCGCCGAGAGACCAGCCGCACGACGGCACCGCTGGATGAGCTGGGAAGCCTCACCGAGCACGTCGTCCAGCTCGTCTCTGTTGGTAAGCGGGTAATCGCTCCCTTCTTCATGCGAGATCTCAGCCTCCTTGGCGGCCAACGTGGCGGCCTTCGCCATGATCCCCACCACGTCGGCGATCCGCTGGCCAAGCTCGGGAGTCGAGAGGTCATACCGGCTCAGCCGGAACTCGCGGATGCGGGAGTCCCGGCCTCGAATGTGGACGACTTCTTGGCCGTCCTCGAGCAGTATCGTTAGCGCACCGAGTCGGGCGGCGGCGAGCGTTGCAGCCTCGGCGAGAAGCTGGCCACTGTCTGAGTAGATTTCAAACATTACTAAACCTCCTGCTGGGAGAGGTGGGGAATGGAGCTACTTAGAGTATATCAGACCGGCACCCAGGCTGTCAAGATTTGACAATCTGCGGGAAGAGCCGCATCCCCAACCACTCCGTGTAATCTGGCGGGATCGCCTCGCGGATCTCATTGGCCACCATCCACTCGATCCCCATCACCTCGCGCCAAAGGTCCACACCGCCCTTGCCTCCAGAGGTCCCGTGCACATGTACGACGGGGGCCTCGTAGAACCGATGCTGCTCGATCTCCTCGACAGAGATAGGCCCATACGTGTCCCCTGCGTTGCCAAACACGCTGACGGTCGAGGCCCCTTCTACCGGCACTGTCCGCGGGATGCCCTTGGCGTTTACGATAGTAGCCAAATCGAAGCCGACCCGTTTTGTGCCGGTCTGCCTACCGAAGACTGATACCACGCGACTCCTAACAGCATGCTTTTCAGCTCGCCCTCTGGAGCGCTGGATGACGTAGCGATTGACCCAACGATCATGGTGACAGTCGGGCTGTTCTATCGGAAGGGAGGTCTCAAACAGGCGGTGTCGCTTAATATCGCGATTGAACATCGACCCACACAGCATCACGGGGTCACGTAGCGCCCACTTCGCTTTCTCCACGTTCTCTATTGAGTAGGGTACACCGGCCGCCAGGAGTCCATCACGGGTCGGCTCGATCAGCTCCGGGTGATCGGCCCCATTGCCGATACTACGCGCTATCGAGTAGAACTGACAGGGGGGGCTTGCGTGCACAAAGTCGAACGTCCGGATGAACCGGCGGCCCCACGCCGTGTTCAGCAGCTCAAGAACGTCGCCCTGCAAGAAGCGATAGGTAGTGTTCGGGGTGCCGGTGTGCTCGACGCTTACAAGGTCGCTCGACGGGTAGCGTTTCTGCCAGTCCTTGTCTATTCCGACCACGTACGGCTCGAGGCCAAGCTTCTCAGCTGCTCGTGCGAAGCCGACAGAGCAGCCGCCCGCCTTGGCGAACAAGTCTAAGATTCGGAATGGCCGCCTGCTGGGACGTGGCACGGAGACGATCCTACCACACCCGATTCGCTTTGTAAATCCCCCCTATGCCTAGCGCTTGACACCAACCAGTCCATATGATTTACTTTAGAGGTAAGGTTCTTCCCTTCCCAGCAGGAGGCAAAAATGGAAACCATCAGCACGTTCTTGCTCTCTTTCAGCAACGCAGGCATGCAGCGGGTCGTAGTGCCCAGCATCATCGAAGCGACCTATGCCGGGATCGCTCTGGCGGAGCGCGCAAGCACGAAGCTGAACGAGACCATTCGACTCGTGCAGGTAAAGGAGGAAGGGCAGTAATGGGCCGCCGCGCCGAGGATCGCCGCCAGGCCGCGAGCGCTCCGCATCGCCACCGTTTCGAGCGCACCGGCAATATTCGACGCTGCACGGACTGCCCGGTCGTGCAGGCGAAAGAGTCCGGCCGGTGGATCCCGCTTGAGCATGCGAGCGAGGCCAGCAGGAGCGCGGCGCAGCATCCCGACTTGACGCAGACCCCCGACGTTTGCTTTACTGCAGCTGCCAGCAACCGAACACGGGAGGTTCGGAGCATGCCAGACACGCAGCAGGACGATGGTCTCATCGATGAGGTCGCCGCCAACAAGGCGCTCCTCGACGTGGGCAAGCAGCCGACGCAACAGGTGCGCGGCTTCGACCCGGCGGCCCTGTTCCTGCTCGATCTCAGCTTCGACCAGCTCTTCGAGCGGAAAAGCTCGCGGCCGGGCGAAGCGTCGGAGTACCGCTGCAAAGGATGCAGAGCCGACGTGCAGCACTCCGACCGCAAAAGGCACCACGGACGACACCTCAAAAACCGCACGTCAATCCCCAAGGAGGGACGCAACATGAGTGCTACCGAGACCAAGACGAAGAAGATCACCGCCGCCGACCAGGGCGTGCCGAAGGACTACCTCGGCGAGGGCGGCAACTTCAAGCCGGGCCTGGACGCCCGCCTCAAGTCCGACCTGATCGTCTGCATCCTCGGCCTCGACACGGGCAACTGCCTCGTCAAGTTCGACAAGGCGGACGCGGAGAAGCTGATCAAGGCCCGCGGCTGGGAGTCGTTCCTCGAGCGGA